AGGTATTGTTTAGCTCATTAAAACCTGTGTTAAATCCTAGTAAGCTACCCTTTTGTGCCATGTCACGAGAGTAGTTAATTGACATAATAATATCCTCCATCATCTTCTCGTAGATATTCCCAAACTCTTGTAGCTGAATGAGTTTTTTGGATACCTCAGCCATGAAATCTATGGTATCTTCCTCGCCATTGGTCGCCCCAACCACAAGCTCTCCACCCAGCACCACCAACATCCTACGCTTATAGAGTTCTATTATTAACTCTATATGGGCTTCTAGGTGAGCAGTTGATACCACATCTTTAGTTAACTCAGAAAGGTAGTAGGCATTTACTTGATCCGTTTGTTTAGCATCTACGATGCGTTGATAGAGTGTAGTAATATCTATTGGGATATTCTTATCGTACATTTCTCTAATCGTTCTAAATACAAGCTTATGCTTATAGTCGTAGAATATATCCTCTTTTAAGTAGTTGATTACTAATGACAAAGATTTTTTGTCGATTAATAACGATCCTAGGATATTGCGTTCAATCTCTGTGTTTTTAGGTAGGTCTATGACTTGCATTACTTTAGTTTTATTTTGGTGTTTTGTGTTGCTACAGGTTCAAAGTTTTTAGAGTTTTTTGTCCATGTAGCTATTCTTCTACTTATGTCGAAGAATTTTTGGTCTTGGAATCTCATCTTTCCTTTTGCATCTGTTTCTGTCCAGTAGTCTAAAAATGATTTGTATTGATTACCTAGTTTATCCTTTAGCTCATCTACTCTAATTACAAAAGCTACTTTGTCATTATATATCTTATTAGGTATTATATCTATATTATTAATAACTATATTATTATGTGCCAGTTTTTCGGCTGAGGGGTGGGCCAGTTTTTTGGCTGAGGTGGGTTTGTTTTCTGACCTAGGTATCTCTATGTTAATTACGAGGGATCTAAAGTCAAAATCACCATTATCTTTTAGTTTTATAATCCTACCAAGTATTTTCATATCCTCAAGCTTCTTAAGGTGGTCTTTAATAGTAGATTCACCACAATCTAAACACTCACCTAAATACCTGTTTGATGCGAAGCAATAGCCTCTTTCGTTACTTAAATTAGATATCAAAGCTATTAACAACTTTTGTTTATCTGTAAGCACCTTGCTTAATAAAACTTGTGCAGGAAGGACTGCAAACCAATTATGATTCATAAAAATAAAAAAAGGGCTTCAGACTTACAGGAAATGCGACTTCCTGTTCATCTTCCGCCCAATAAACTCTTTTTTGTAATGTCGCATATTACAGAGCAAATATACTAAACTTCCTTAGATATTCTAAAAACCACCTTCCTGTTATCCACTATAAAACGCTTACGAGCAACAGGGTTAAGCGATTCACGGATTACTTGTGATGCTATCTTTGTCTTACGACTAGCAGCAGCTGCCGACTTAAATAGCACCTCTTCCATAGTGTCAGTATAAACCATTCTAATTGGAATAGAGTTCTCTAATCCTTTAATCTCATTCGGCATCTGGTTTTGGTTTAAAGTGGTTTTTTAGGCCCTTAATAAATGATTGGTTTGTTTCATGGAACTCTCTTTTAGAAAAATAATTCTCATCTACCTTACCACCATCCATTTCATTTGGGTAAACGAGTATGTCATCATCGTAAAAGTTACGCACTCTTCCTGTATCGTAACACACCACTTTCCATATGGTGTTAGTATCAGTTCCGTAATCAATCCATGCGATTGCTTTTCCATAGCCTAGTGGTGTTAAAACATCTATTGTTTGTTCTAATTGTAGTATCAAAATAGTCTTTTTATTGCTTTGATTTTATAATAAGTTTCACAGAATATTAATAGCAGCATCGCAACTGGTACTGCTATAAAGAAAAATTTAATAAGTATTAGTGCTTTCATATGCTTTGTGTTTTTAATATTTTTTCTGATTCAATATAATAATCGTTATAATATGTATCACCATCATAATAGCCCTTTTTTTCATCTTTTTCTCCATCTACTAATCCCCAATCATAAGCGTTTACTAAATGATTTCTTTCTTTATTAACCAAACTTTTAGCTATGTCAATAGCGACATTGTAACCAAACTGTTCATCTTTATTAAACAAACCACTATTTACATCTTTTTCTAACATTTTAATTAATTCTTGCATTGGTGTTTTCATGTTATTTNTTTAATGATATTTTAAANGTNGTTGTACTAAACTTTGGAGCAGGATAAATCATCTCGCCAGTTTCAGGATCAACCAATGGTTCTTTAATAGTCTTTAGCAATGACTCTCTTTCCTTCTGCTTAAACTTAATAGCCTCAAGCTCTTGGTTGTACTTAAGCCATGTATGGTCACCATCATAGGCATACTTAACTCCTGATTCTATTCTGCTAATCTCAGCATCAAGCACGATTGCCTTGCCTTGAGGATGTAAGTCCAACTGGTTAATAACATCTTCTTTTAACTCAGCTCTAATTCCTTCTAACAACTGAACTAATGCTTCTGCCTTAACGAGCATCTCAAGGGGGTTCTCGCCTGTTTCCCTAAAGTGTGTTACAACTACTTGTTTTAGGAGTTCTATGCTAAATTTGGATGGTGTTATTGAATTTAATTCAATACTTGGTAGTAAATTACTCATGTTATTTCTTTTTTGTTGTTAGCGATTCTTTTTTAGCGGTCATTAATTTCATTAATTGTTGGTCTTTTTCTATGTATTCCTTATTAGAAAAGAATATATCAGTCAAGTCCTTCATCCTAGCAGCAGCTTGGATATCTTTAATGATGGCATCACGATCTACCTCAACAGGCATCTCCTCTGCCACTACCTCAAATACTTTAGGTTTTTTGGTAGGTGTTTCATCCTTGGCGAAATCCATCTCCTCAGCAGGTGTCGCCTCAAATCCAGCAGCNTTCATTAACCAAGCAAGTAAGTTCCTATAAGCCTTGCCAATCGCCCTTGTTTGTGCCATACTAAGAATAGCATATTCATCAAAGTATCTTTTAGTTTTTTCGGCATTAGAGCATAAGGCAATACCAGTAGCAACGAGCTGACCTGTCGTAATATTGCGTACTTCACAAGTCGCCATATATTTAATAGCAGTTTCATTTGATAAATCTTGAGTTGATGTGATAATAGGCATTAGTCCAAGTGAAGCACCTGCGAATTGCCAACCTTCAACATTGACAAACTGTTTACCTTGTATATTACTTGAGAGTCCTTTTTCTTTTATCAACTTAGATAGTTCAGTTGATAGCTTTAACATTGAGTCCTTGTTGATTAACTCATACGAAGGGCTAGTTATTTGCATTTCCATTAGTTAGGGATTTTTGGTTTAATAAATTTTGTGTAAAGAAAATAGCTTCACGAACAGGATAAACATCCCATAGCTCTACCAGAGCTTTCATTAGGATCAAATTGTTCTGTGAATAGTTGATGTTGTGGATGATTTTAGCAATAAACAATCTTTGTTCTTGCTCATCCCATTTTGAAAAATCACTCATAGTTTTTGGTGTTTTGATTATAAAATATTGATAAGATTTTCTATGTCAGTTGCAATGATTAAATCTACATCGCTTTGGTTTGATATACTTGCTATACCATGTATGGCAGTAGTATGATCCCTACCAAACAAATCAGCAATAGCTTTAAGCTTTAGGCCCACCTTGTTACGAATAAGGTACATAGCCATATGCCTTGCAGTTACTTGCTCTCTGTACCTTTTTTTGCCTCTAATATCCTCATTACTGATATTGTAGTAGGTACAGACCTTGGCGATAATCTCATTAGCCAATGCCTCTCTTTGCCTTAAATTAAGCTTATGCCTACGAACCGCAGGTATAGTCCAGTAGTTTACTTGTTTAGCCTTGTTGGTAATCATAGATAGCATTTTTAAGTTCATCGATTTTCTTTGCGTANAACACTTCTACNATNTCAATCATCTCCTCATCAGCCTTGGCTAAACGAGTTTTTATTAGGTAAGGTGAATAACCTGTTACCTCACAAATCTTTTTTATATCGCCATACTTAAGTAAGGCACGATAATCTCTAATCAGCATTTTTTAGTTTTTTATATAGTTTATAATGTCTATCGATTGAACGCATAGCCCCTTCAATAGATGTGAAATAATCTCCTCTCCAGTAGTAGAACTTATCTAGGGGTTTTTTGCTATCCCAATGGATAAACATACCACGATAGAGGTAATCCTTTTTGATCCTGTGGGCATCGATTGTGACCATGAAATAGTCACGAAGCCCTTTTTGTTTTAGATGTGATGGTGTTGGGTGCACGATTGCAGATTTTTATTGCGTTATTGAATACCTTGTTTCTAGTACTTGCACAATAGGTTCAGTCTTTACCCCACTAGATATGTTTATAAATCTGTCATAAGCTTTGTCCTTGCTGTGACTTAAGCTGTTTTCCATGAATAATTCATCTTTTCTAGTGTAGTAGATTACTGATTGCGTTACTGGATTTGTTTCTGTTACGAACTCGAATTTTGCCATGTGTTAGGGTTTTTGGGTTGGGTAAATCTTGTTAAGTTTTTGGTGTCGTTCAAAGTAGGATTTCATCCCACTAGATTTTTGTTGACTCATGATGTTCTCATGATACACAGGATCAAGGAAAGTTTTTGCCTCATAGTTGTAGTACACTTGGTCACCACGACAGAAGTTTTTGCCAGTAAGACTGCATCTGCAATCATACTTGGCGGTGATTAATTCGAAATTCATAGATGGGTTTTTTGGTATTAATATTTATATACAAATTCTTACTTCGCTTACTATTTCTCCAGTAGTTAAACTAACTCCTTGAATAGAATCGACATAAAAATCATATAAGTCTTCGTTTCTATGTCCTTCATGAATCTCTACAACAACTATGTCATTGTCATTAAATTCTTTAATAGCTTGTTTAAGTTCTGCAATAGTGCAGTAGGTTTTTTTGTTGCTCATAATAAAGGTTTTTTGTTTGTTTGGTAAAATTAAGAAGTTTTTGGTATTGTTAAGGATTTTTAGTAGGTTTTTTGTTAAGGAAATCATAAAAGATTTTTAGTCCATTGATCTGCCATCGCCTGGGCCATCCCCTGGAAGGTTTTTGACCTCAAGTTTCTACGCTCACTAGGGGTTTTTGCTAGTGCAAAAGCATCAGCATACCATTTAGGGTGAGATTTGCCACTTTTAAATATTGTCCTTTCTCCCTTACCAACTATTTTAGTAGGTTCTAGCCTCGGAAGGTTTTTGAGCCATAAGCAGGTAGTTTTTGTAGCCTCATCTCCAAACATCCAAGGTTGCACAATTTGATCGGGTTTGCGGATTTTTGTCGATATAACAGAAACGGGGTTCTCTATTGCTATTCGTGGGATCGGTACATCCATAAGTTTTTGCACGAACTCTAAAGCAAGTTTTTGGTTCTCGTATCGTTCAAGATTTTTAGATCCATCTTTGTTATACAAGTGCATAGCACCACTAACAGACAGATAGGTGCAAGGTGGGTGGGCGATCATTAGATCCCAACCATTACTTACATAGTTAAAAACATCGCCTTGTAGATGCCATTCGGGATGGCCACCGCTACAAGGTAAGATATCACACGAAAAAGCCTCGTGACCTAAATCACGAAGCTTTATAGTTATTGCTTGGCTTTCTTCACAAGCCACTAATATTTTTGCCATAGGTTAATTTAATTCTTTTTTTTGATCAATATGCTGTTGGATATAATTTTCAATAACAAGCCAATTAATGCCTAATTCAGCATCATGATAATACTCTAATGAATCAAGTATCTTGTCAGCTTCTTGCTCTGTTAATTCAATGTCCATGTTTTCTGCTACACCTAATACATCAGGCGTTGACCATTTAATTTCAATTGTTTTCATTTTGTTTAATTTAATTGTGTTTTTACTTTATTTATAAATCGCTTAAGTGATTCGGTATTGTTTATTTGATCCATTTCTACCTCTTGAATCATTTTTTCGCCACCTTCTACAGATTGCCATAGGATCAAATAAGATTCGCCTATTTGCACATAGAGATTTTTGTCTAAGTCAATTTGGCCATCTGTTTCTTCAACATCATTTGGCAATGTGTAATGTCTTGGATTAACTCCACTTCTAATTAGTTCTAAATAGATTTGCTTTAACATAATTGTGTTTTTAATTTGTTTGAATAATGTACCATAATTTGTTATACCAATGAATAAAAGTTACATCCTCTCCATTGAGCTTATTTTCTTGTATCCATAGCTCTTCTTTTGTGTCATCGCTTGTATCTTGTATTGATACAATACTAGATTTTTGCCAATTTGTTTCTCCTTCTGATTGTGCATACTCTAGTAACATTGATTCCAATGGGATAATGTCAGTAGAAGTGTATTCACTTCTGTCTAATAATAAATGAAATTTTGTAGTCATAAATAAAGGTTTTTGTGTGGTTAAAATTATAGAAAGTTTTTGTTATTGTTTAAGATTGTTTAGTTAATCTTTTGTTAATCATAGCAGATTTTTGCCATGGATTTTTAGCGGGGTTTTTGGGGAGTTTTTGCATAGGGTTTTTGCCATGGATTTTTGCCATGGATTTTTGTTAGGTTTTTGCCATATCACACCCAAGCCTATCACATTATTAAAAATTTTAATATGACTTTGCCTGGAAATATGTAGATCATGACATATTACCTAGAATCAATTTAATGGCTATTTTTAGCCAATTTTAGCGTATTTATTTTACTTTTGGTATCCTTATATCGTTTGTTTTTTTTATTGTCTTATTTTGCCTTAAAATGGCCTTAATTATTCCCCGTCCTGATTCGATCTATTAAAATAAAAAAGGATACCCCAATTACGGGATATCCTAACACATAGAACAACAAAATTATTTTAATGAATATTCCAATATTGAATCCTTGCATTTTTTACATATCATAATATCAAAATAGTTATCGTATTGGATATCTTCAACATTAACGATATCGTCGCATGATTCACATACGCAAAAATCAGTATTTTCGTCCTCGTCAATATCCAATGAATCAAAGGGGGTATTTTTACTAAATTTCGGGTAATATGAATAAACGTCCCTTTTGTATGAATCGTTCGAGTACCATATACCATTATCCCAACGTCCCGCGCGTTCGTTTAAAATATGGAATTGTCCCGTAATATCTAAAAAAACAAATTTATTTCGATTGCCTATTGAATATTCCAATAACTGCATAATTGAATTGTTATTGACGAAATCAACGGGCAATCCTTTCATGAAATAATTATTGAATATTTGCGTATCGTTAATTGGGGAATTTGCGGGTACGTCGATATCTAATATACCATTATGACAAAAATAAACTGATTCGTTCACTTTGAACGGGTGCAAATTCTTTTCGTTTATTCCCCCCGACGTTGCAATTCTAAAATGAATTACAATATTCCCATTTGTTTTATCTGCATGTCTTTTGATCCTCATAAATTCATTAAAATCGTGCAATTCCCTTTGTACTATTATTTTGTTATTTTCGACATACATTATTCCCGCGCCATCATTATTTGATTCCCAACAATTACGCAAAATATTTTCTTTGATCCTGATTCCTTTCGGTTGAATAGCTATTATACACATAAATTATAAGTTTTTTAGTTTAATAAATTTTTTTAAATTAGAATAGTCGCATGAATTAGAAATATAATCTTTGTACCCTTGCAACGAAATTTCGTTATTTTCTTTTGTGTACATAAATAAAGAATATACAAATTCGATATTTTTAAAAAACGATTGCCCGTTTAATGTACCCCTGAAAATCCTAATTTCAATCGTCGCGTTATTTTGTAGATTAACTGCAACGTAGCGCGCCGAATTACCCCCCTTTTTTTTCGCCTTATATATTAATTCGGAATTGTTATCGTCCTCAATATTTGCCCATTTTTGTAACTTGTCTAATTTGCGTTGGGATATTCCTATTATAAATTCCTTATTTTCTACAAAGAATTTCAGGAAACGATATAATTGCCATGTAGTGAACGCCTTCTTTGATATGTGTATATGAATCCCGCATGTATTGGCGTTATATGAATTGTACCCGTTGTCGGAAATAATACGCAAAGAATTTAATATCGATTCCTTTACACTATTTAAATAATTAAATGTAACGGGGTGTGTAACTATTTCGAATCCATCAGTTAACGATCCATCATTTTTAAAATACCAATGTTCGTTTTTTATCAATTCGGCCAATTCACCATGTTTGACGCTATTTGAATTTCTACGTTCTATTTCTAATTCGATCCCTAAAAATGGTGTTTCTTTTGTATCGTAGGACATAGAACAAAATTTAGGCGTAGGCTTATATGAGTAACTATTAATTAAATTACTTTTTTCGTCCTCGTCCTCGTCCTCGTTTTCAGGTGAATCATGATATTCGCCCGTTGATTCCCAATAATAGCAATCGTCAATATGTCTAATATCCCCGTCATAATCGAACACAAGGGAATTATATTCCATATATGAACTTGTAATATATTCGTCATTATAAGTATATATGTCATGATCACTATTACAATTATCGTCATGAGTATAAAATTCCCTTGAACGTCCACTTAATACGCAACGCGCATCCTCGGACAAAATATATTCGTTATCAATTTCGTCCATGATTATATCATTTTCATCTAATTCGATATGGTAATATTCCCCGTCAATTTGGGTGCAATCGTCCGTATGCGCATAATATCCTGATAACGTCAATACGATATCGTTATAATGACGTTCACCTAAATAATAGATATCGTCGCGCCATGTATCGTTCAAATAGTTTTCAGCTAGTGAACGTTGAATCAATTTTGCTATTTCGCGTAATTGACTAAAATTTGTTAATGTTGTTTTCATGTGTTTTTGTGTTTTGTGTTTTTTACTTATTATGTTTCTCAAATAGTGTTTTGATTAATACATAAACTAAAATAGATCCCGTAAAAATCAGGATCAATTCGAATAAGCTAATTGTTTGCATGTTCATTAATTAATAGGTGAATGAATAAACGAATTACACTACCTACAAAATAGGTAGATAATCCAATGAATAAAACGGGCAAAATTTGTTCGGTAATTGTGTACATAATAAAGGTATCGTTTGTTTTATACGATAATTAAAAGTAACGATAATATCAATACAAAGTGAAATAATATGAAATAATTGTAAAATAATATAGGCAATTAGATCATAAACACATACATAAAAATTTTAATATGTGTTCACCTGGTAAATATTGTTTGGTATAAAATAGGGGTATTTTACCCCCTTAAATTGACATACATTATATAAGTAAGTTCATTATATAAGTAACTTAATACAATGTATATAAATAGTATATTGTATATTATAAGTAGATTAGTATATGATCATTGTATTGCATATTACTAATATAGGGGTAGATTTATATCTACATTTAATAGAAGTATTTATACCTAGTTCTTAGCTAGGCCATGAAAGTCACTAAACTATCAATACAATTAAAATGTATATTTTTGCCACTGATAAGGGGTAATAAACCCTACGAATGTTATCGTATTTAACATAATGGTAATTATAAGCAAAAAGGACTATTGATAATCAATTAGTTATATGAGTAATATTANTACGATTGCCTTCGTAGATCATAAAGCACCCCCTAGGCTATTTTTTCGTACGAAAAATTTCGTAGATCCCTTGTGCCCTCTAATATTCTGATATAAACCATGCTTTAACATTGTTTGACATTTGATTTTTTTTATTTTCCATATAACCCATTATAATTTATTATAATATGAAAGACACAGTAGCCAAGAGAACTTACAGATGTAAATGCGGAGTATCTACAGAGGATTATGTTTGGGATAGTTCCATAAGGGAACATACCATCAAGTGTACTAAGTGCGAAAGTGTGCTTAGCTTTGACAATATCAAGGTAGAGAAGGTAGTACATATCACATCTATTCGAACACCAACTAAAAACCGATAATTATGAATGCAGAGTTCAGAGATATTAGCAAAGAAGCTTTTATCATAGCTTACAAGGAGAATTTTGGCAATATCACCATTGCTTGTGAATCAGCAGGGGTTGGTAGAGGTCAATATAAGGCCTGGTGTGAAAAAGATCCTGAGTTTAGGCAAAGGTTAGCTGAAATAGAGCCTGAGGAGATTATGCTTGACTTCGGTGAGCATAAGTTAATGGAAAGGGTTGCTAAGGGTGATACCTTGGCTACAATGTTCCTGTTAAAAACCAAAGGTAAGCGTAGAGGCTATATCGAAAGGCAAGAGGTTGCTCATGAAGGAGATGTGGTTAAGCAGATTACTGTTAATATCCTAAAGGCTAGTCATGTAGAGGAGTTGTCTAATGGTGTTCAGCAGTTGGATGGTGATGAGCATTTATCTCTTGAGGATACAGGAATGGTTGTTCCAGCTACGGAAGCTGCTAATATACAAGATATTCCACTTTACGAGTTTGATAAGGAGGTAGATGTACCGAATGAGATGGATATTTACGAGGAATAGTGTTTATTCGCATTTTAAGGCGATTCTAGGGCATATCTGCCTTTGAGTAGTACTATCTATCCAAAAAGGGATAGAGTGTCTTAAAAGGCTTCTAAATGCGTTTTAGAGCTATTGGGTGTTTTTAGCGTTATATTTCTAATTTAGGCATACTGCATGAAATATTTAGTAAAATTCATGCAAATTGGAAATATATGTCCAGTTTTTGCTATTAACCTGCCATCAATTTCCCTTAATGGTGAATATTGTAGACTAAATCGACACAAGTGAAATTTATACAAGCTACAACAATAAAGATATCTAATGAACCAATAACTGATATACCTGAAGGTTACCATGTTATAAAAATTAAAGGGAAGTATCATTTAATTAAAACAATAGTAATTGAGATGAAATATCCGATTAATGATATGCCAAATTAAGTAGTAAAACTCGGCCAATGTCCGAAATAGTGGGATGATTTTTACAAAATATGTGACATAGTTAGGGGTAATTCGGTTATATCTTGTAACATATAAAGGGCAGATTTGTTACGAAATAGGTGCAAATGAATATAAATGGGTGCAAAGTTATACTCACAGTATAAAAATAGGAGTAATACTACCCTAATAGCAAAAAATGTAAACTCTGCAAGTTTTGATAGTGTTCAC